GCGGTGAGAACCCTAGAGGTTTGCTTGCATGTCATATGGAGAAGAACCGTGACGGTTTACTAGGCATGATAGGTTACGAAGCAGACATGAGCACATTTACAATTAGAGAACGGTAATGGTTAATAAAGTTACGAGAAAGACATTTACTATACGAGAGTCTGGTAGGTCTACAGATTTTATTAGTCCTAGTTTTGGCCATGGTTGTTTGTACAACTGCAGCTATTGCTACATGAAACGCCACAAGCCTGATGGTTTGTCTGTTGCTGTAAATCCGCATGACATACTAACACATGTTAATAACCATGCATACTTTACACCTGTAGACAAGCCTAATCAGACACATGCTAAGTATACTACGTATGACATTAGTTGCAACGAAGACTTTGCGCTACATGCTAAGTACCATGCCTGGGAAAAGGTCTTTGAGTTTTTCAGAGACCATCCTATTGCTATGGGCAGTTTTGCAACTAAGTATGTCAACGAGAAACTGCTAGAGTTTAACCCTAAGGGTAAGATTCGTATTAGGTTTAGTTTACTACCGCAGAAGATGGCTGACGTGCACGAGAAGAACACGTCTAAGATTATAGACAGGATAAAAGCTATCAACAAGTTTGTAGATGCTGGCTATGACGTGCACATAAACTACAGTCCTGTGATTGTGTACGATGGTTGGCTACAAGACTACGCAGAACTATTTGATTTGGTAGATGAACACGTAAACTGGAAAGAGCAGGTGCTTGCAGAAGTTATATTTCTTACGCATAATTTTAAGAAGCATACTGTGAATTTACAGAACCACCCCCAAACTGAGGTAACACTATGGTCACCTGACATTCAGGAGGCTAAAATATCTCAGTACGGGGGTGAGAATATTAGGTATAAATTTGAGAAGAAACGAGAGTTTATACAAGAGTTTAAGGACTTGCATAGCAGCAAGATACCTTGGAATAAGATTAGGTATATCTTCTAGCTATGTCAAAGCAGAAGGATAAAACTATAGCTAATCAAGCTAAGTTAATTAAAGAGTTATGGAGCAAGTACCACAGTGTGCGTAAGAAGCTTGCTACTGACTACCCAGATATTTACAATAAAATAATTAAAGACTAATGGATGTAATGGAATTACCAAAGAAGAAGGTAAAGGCTAGCCGTAAATCGCCTAAGAATATGATAATCTATGGTCCGCCAAAGATCGGCAAGACTACAGTGTTATCACAGCTAGATGACTGTTTGATTATTGACCTGGAGGAAGGCTCTGACATGGTCGATGCACTCAAGGTTAAAGTTACTAGTCTAAAAGAACTTGCTGAAGTTGGCAAAGCTATTGTCAAAGAAGGCAAGCCGTACAAGTATGTGGCTATCGACACTATCTCTAAACTAGAAGAGTGGTGTGAGGAAGACGCAAAGAAGTTGTACATGACTACGCCTATGGGTAAAAACTTTGAGACAAAGAATCCAGGCATGTCAATACTATCGTTACCTAACGGTGGCGGTTACTTGTACTTGCGTATGGCATACAAGAAGTGGATTGACAGGCTGAACAAGCTTGCAGACCACGTTATACTTGTAGGCCACTTGAAAGACAAGATGCTTGAGAAGAAGGGCAAAGAGGTTGCTGTTAAGGACCTAGATTTGACCGGCAAGATCAAGCAGATTACATGTGCAAATGCTGACGCTGTTGGCTACATATACAGAGAGGATGAACAGACTATGATTTCGTTTAACTCTCTAGAAGATGTAACTGCAGGTAGCAGATGCGATCACCTTAAAGGCCAGACCATGCCTCTAGAATGGTCAAAGATATTTATAGATTAATTAACCGCTTTAAAAACTAAACAATGATTGAAGCAAGACCAACAGGTGCAGACACAGCACCTAAGGCAGACACGCCTGAAACAATTACTGTGTCAATGATTATAGAAGATTTGGAAAGCGGCACTGACCGTGCAGGTATCCAGACAAAGTATGGCTTGAAGACCTGGGAGGTTGCAGAGATGTTTAAGCATCCTAAACTTAAGGGCCGTAAAGCTAAGAAGGTAAGGAAACTTTCTTTTAATTTTGTGGACGATACTAACACTGTAGATCCTAACCAGACTAGCATTCCTGTAGAGCCACAAGGTTATGCAGAGTTACCGTCTGATGGACCTGACTTTGATGTGCACGATGGTGTTGTTACTGATAGTATGTTAAACGACGTACAAGAAGAATTTTAATTTTAAAATATAGACAGATATGGCTATTAAAAGCAATGAATCAACCCAAGAGGTTGTAGGTGGGGGTATTAAGTTGTACTCAGGCCTTAGTAATTTTAATGTGATTGCAGTAAATCCTACAATGGATGAGCTGCATAAGCTAGGCATCATGGTAAAGAGTGAGCCTAACTATTATGTAGAATTTAGCGGAGAAGAATACTTCAAGCTAACGTTCTGGGTAAAGAATGATGACTTGACTACTCGTCTAGAAGTTCTACTTAACTCTAAGGAGCGTGTATCGCAGAGTGGAAAGAATCAGTGGATTAACAACATTGGTCAGTCTACATGGTCTGAAGGTGCACCTACGTATGAGTGGTGGAAGCCAGAAGGACAGCGTCATGCGCTAACAGGCGAAGAGACATTGATTAACTTTGTAAAAGCGTGGGCTAACGTAGCTCAAGGCGACGAGGTATACTTTGACTCTATTGGCAAGATTGCTAAAGGTGATGTAGCAGAGGTAAAAGCTCTAGTTGGATTACTTGCTAGCAACCAGGTTAGACTACTAATCGGTGTTAAGGACGGTAAGTACCAGTCTGTATACACTAAAGTGTTTGGTCGTATTAAGCCACAGAGAGATGACTTGTTTATCAAGAATCTTAATGATGACTACGGTGCGTTCAACGCTGAGTTTAATGCAGACTTGTCGTGGGGTACATTTGTGCCACAGCTAGCAGTTGTGACTCCTGATGACGACTCTACAGAAACTGTTTCTGAGACAGACGACTGGGTCTAAATAGTTGACAAATAATTAAATGGGGGTCGCGCTTTGTGGCTCCCATTTTTTTATTTAAATTCACAGCCCCATGATTAAAAATAGAGATAGTGAAGCGCATTTGTCTAAGGAAGTTATCCTAGATAAAATACGTGACATTGATATTTTTAGTTACTATTGTCCGAAGTTTAAAAAGCTAGGTGTAAAGTTTTGTAGTGATCTTAGAGAAGACAATACTCCATCTGTTTCTATCGTCAATTGGCAGGGTAAACTTTTGTACAAAGACTTTGGTCATCCAGAGCACACGTTTGATTGCTTCTCATATGTAATGCACAAGTTTAGTTGTAGTTTTTATGATGCACTTAGGCTCATTGATTACGACTTTAATCTTAACCTATCCTCTTACAAGGATACTATTGGTTTTAGCATGGGCCGTATGGCTAGCAGAACTAGTATGAAACAAGAATCTAAGAAGCTTGTCATCATTAAGAAGAAGTCGCGTGAATGGATGAAAAAAGATGCAGAGTTTTGGTCTCAGTATTTGATCAGTAAAAAGACTTTGACTATCTTTGACGTTTCCCCTATATCTTACTATTGGATTAACGCTAACAGGTTTAGTTGTGATCTTAGTTATGCATATAGGATTGGGAATAAATACAAAATTTACTCACCCTATGAAGATATTAAGTGGATTAGCAACACTACTAAAAAGCATATACAAGGCTACAGTCAGCTTCCTGAAAAGGGACCGCTCTGTGTCATCACCTCAAGCCTCAAGGACGTCATGTGTTTGTACGAAATTGGAATCTCAGCAATTGCGCTCCAGTCGGAGATGCAAATGCCAGAAGAAAGCCTTATTCAAGAACTCCAAGACAGATTTGACGAGGTAGTTGTTTTTTACGATAATGACTTTGCTAACCCTAATAATCCTGGGCAAGCTATGGCTAACAAAATCATTGAGAAATATTTTCCTATGAGCAATATTGTTATCCCTAGTAAATTTGGAACTAAAGATTTATCTGACTATATAGCAAAATATAAATCTCTAGACCTAGCAAGGAAACTTATAGAACATCAAACACTATGGCAAAAAGAAAAGACGGACAACTTAAGTACGACATTGATAAGGGAGTTAGACAAAAAATAGATGACATACTGCGACAGTGTGCCAGTATTTTTGCTAACTTAGGCATGAAGAATAAATACGATCTTGGAACGCGTGAAGCTGCGAGGGCAGAAGAACGCAGGTTAATAGACAAAATAAAAGACATTGACGAAGATTTTTACCACGATTGCTTATATATCCCGCGCAGTGAAGAGAAGAACGAGAAAACCACAGAACAAGAAAGTTAGAAACGCAACTGCCAAAGTTTATAAAGGCATAAAGTTTCGCTCTAAGCTTGAGCTGTTTACATACAGAAAACTAGAAGATGCAGGCATAGATGCTTTGTATGAAAAGAAGAAGTATGTATTACAGGAAGGCTTTCGTTACTCTGCTACTGTGTATGAGCCCCACAAAACCAAGGGCTACATACCTACTACTACCAAGATAAGAGATATAACATACACTCCTGATTTTGTAGATCCTCATGGAAGATGGATCATTGAAGTCAAAGGGTTCGCTAATGATGTGTTCCCTGTAAAGTGGAAAATGTTTAAGAATTATCTTATGCAACAGGATGACCCTCCTGTACTGTTTCTACCCAGAAACCAAAAACAAGTTCTAGAAACTATAGAGCTTATCAAAGAGTTATAACACTTTAATTAAAATTTTATGAATTATTCAGAGGATCTCGTCCAACAATTGGACGGGCTTGGGATTGATATGTCTATCAGTCCCGACAACACGCGTCAGCAAATTGAAGATTACTATGATTACACAAAAGACAATGTCTTTGGGTACATAGAAAATCTTACAGAGTTCAACAAAGTATTTGAGCCAGTGTACGGCGTGGAGTATTTTATACTAGTGAAGGAGGTTTACGGCAGGTTTATGGAAGAGTATACTAGATATTTAGATTGTGAACAATTAAAAACCGCTTTAAATGAAATCAGGGAAACTAAGAAAATGGCAAGAGAATCTCAAGCCAGGGATACCTATACGAGTCTTATATAACCACACTGAAGTATATGGTGTATTTATAGGATGGAAAAACTATGGCTATGGAGATTTCCAAGGATGTCAGTATATATCTATACCTATTTGGCAAGACGATGCCGGTAAACTTAAATGGCTAGAAGCTAGACATGGGCCATACTTAGATAGAATTATATCTAATGCTGACCACCGCGTTAGACCTGTTGATATGAAATGGGTTAGCGAGGCAGACAAAACATGTTTTGAAACATTAAAAAATAGAATTTATGAGTATAAAAACAATTGACAAGCAGATCAAGGGATCTGAAGGCGTTGCTAAAAAGATTAATAAAGGCGCCGAAAGAATGGTT